TAATGAAACAATAATTTGATTATCATAATTAAATATCCTTGCACCTTTCTCGACAAATCCTCCCTTCTTAACACCTTCCGGTATCTTTCCCGGTGTAAACGATGGCGTAGCTGTCAAGGTCATGTTACCTGCCTTGTTTATCTTCAACTGCAACTTAGCATACTTTGGAAATACCATCTCATGTACATCAACACTATACTTCATTTATTTCTCCTCCTTTTTTATTAACCGTTTTTACCGGTTTTATTATTATAACATATCTTTTAGTTTCTGTAAACTATCTTATTACCTTTATCAGGTTTAGCACGTTTCTTATAAGCAGCTTGTACCCTTATACCTCTTATACCTATTACTCTTGAATTTCTTGAAGAACTGTGTGTTATTATAAACCAAGGCTCATATTCTTCAGGGACATCATTTAGCGATGTTATAATATATTTTACTGGAATAACCACTGTACCATCGTCTAAATATTCTATCTTCTTACTATCTACAAAATCATTTATAATAACTGCTCCATTAGGTAGAATGTCATTTCCAAATATAACATCTCTAGCTTCAGCTTCATTCGCTTTAAATACTATAGCTTTACTTGGTTTATAAATACCTGGTTTAATTTCTATTAATTCCAATTCTCCCGTTTCAACTAGTTCATCTATAATTTCTTTAGCTTTTGGTCCCATATAAGTATCACTTGATTCCCAAAATTCTGCGTTAGTAGTCTTAAGAGATACTGGATAATCGACGTCTCCATGTATTATTATATCTGCTTTCTTTCTATCTTTAGTAACTTTACCTGCGTGGCTAGCTGACGTAACATTAAAACATTCGAACGTCTTACCTCTAGAGTCGACAAACCTTATATTTAAAGGTTGTCCAATTGCTTGATATAAATCATTAATTATATTAGCTATAACGTATTCATTATGAATTCCTCTATTAGAGAGATTTTTTGGCTTAACTAATATAATAATGCCATTCTCTAATTGTACATATCCGACAGATGAACCTTTACCTGGATCGTCTATATGTTCTCCATTTAATGCTTCTGTTAATTTTCTTAAAAACTCTAATCTATTTTCATCTGTCTTAACTACTAACCTTTTATTACTTTTTACGATTATATCAGTATCACTTACTCCAAGTTTTTCTTTTATCAATTCGATAGTCTCTGTCAATTCAGGACTTTGTCTAATAGATGCAATCAATTTAGTTACCTTTTCAAATAAAACATCTTTATCCAACATAACTGGATTAAACGGAGCTGGTGCTATAAAATTAGAATTATCCTTATCCTCTTCTGATTGTTTCACCATCTTTTTCAAATAATTATAAGTATATTCTACCGGTTTTTCTTTAGCCAATTTAATTCACCTCATTTTCTTTAATAAAAAATTCCTTAAATAAGAATTTATGTTCTTTAGGAATTGCTTCATATAATTTAACACATAATAACCTAAATTCTTTTAAAGCCCTTGGACTAGTTCTTAGTCTAAATATATGACGTAGCTCTCTGGCATTCAATGTCAATACTAATTTAGTTGTAAAACCTTCTTGTAGATAATATTTAGCAATATCATTGGGTATACCGGCTTCAATAGCCTTTTTAATCTTATCAGTCAACTCTTTAGACATAGCTTTTAATTCATCAAGTAACTTCATTTGTTCTTCATCTTGTATATTATCTTCATCAGTAGAGAATATAACTTCATTATCCTTTATTTTCTTTAGAGCCCATCTAGTTGATTGGACACTTAAAGATATATGCCTGTGACGCGCTAATTCTTGTAGAAGTGCCCTGGATACACCAGAAACTTCAAAGCTATAGTTAATATGTTCTATAACACTTTCATGCCCGTGTTGCACTAATTTACCTAAAAAGTCTTCTGCCCTACCCATATATTCATCTGCTTTACCTTCATTACCTGTACACATCAATGCCGCTTTAACAGCAACTTCTAATGGAGTATTGCTTAATAACTTAACCTTAAACTTCATTCAATCAATCTCCTTTCTCATTTTAAAAAAATCTAAATAATTCTTAATTTCTGTATCTAACTTATTGTTGTTAATATAGAAAGCCTTTATCTTGCCTGCTATCAATAAGCTTGCTAATATTTTATAACTTATTTCGTGTAAACCTTCGTCTTCATTTGGATCTTTAATCTTTTTCATCAAAATCCAGCACAGGAGACTCCACCTTCTACAAGATGGAGAGGAATGCGCTGTTCCCTCCTTTCCAGTATCAGCGTTCTTGCTCTTTCTATAAGTTTTAAGTTCTGCCACTTGGCTGACGAATGGATTTTCTCTCCACTCAATGTACATAGGTCAAAATATCCTGAATTTCTCAATCCGTAGATTATACCTATTTGACCGTTATATTTCACTTTGTCGAATCTCTTAAACCCTTTAACTTCTTTTACAGTATTTAATTTTCTAATTCCACCCTTGATTGGATTAGCTTTATGCAGTGAACGATTTTGTCTTCTGAAAAACTTACCAAAATACCATTCAGGCGCTCTGTTAACATTTTTGTTACCACCTGCAATTACAAATGCATCATTTCTATGTGTCTTCTCTAATCCCATCTCTACTCTTTTTGCTTTTGTAATACTACCATAAGTCGTTTCAACCTCATACTGGTGTTTTAGTCTGTTAACTATATACCATCCTATTGTTGATACATGACTTGCGTCTTTGAGAATTTTAACTTTTTTAAGTTTACTACGTGGAATTTTAATCTTACCTTCATGTAAGGCTTTGTGTTCTTCTGAAGTTAATACTATTAAATTAGAGGGATTATCAGTACCACCTTTACTTCTTGGAATAATATGATGGACTTCAAGTATGCCTTTTTTACCCGACAGTTCAGATTTATATCCTGCTCTCCACAAACAGTATTCTCTAACGTTCCTGAAATCTTTTTGTGGTCCTTCTTGGTATTCCTTACCACTAACTTCTGGATTAACTATTTTGTGTGTATCAAATGGTGCTACTTCAACAACAACTTTAGTAACTGGTAGTATTTTGGCTACAAAATTTACAAGTCTAATATGTGCATCCGCTTTCCATTTAACACTTGGTGCAAGCCATCCTTTGTATCGACGCCTGTTCAAAAATCTTGGTTTTCTATATCTTCTCTTACGGTACCTTCTGTTTCTTCTATACTCTCTTCTCTTCAATAATAACTTCTTTATATATTGTCGCAGTTCTACTTCCATACTGAGTAGTTCTTGTTTTTCTGTTATTGCTGAAATACCAACTACTTTTGAGCCAATATCAATACCAACAGTTACTGGCTGTGTGTATGTCGTTGCATCATACAACAACTGAATTGTGAAGGGCTCTCTTCTAACAACTTTTGCAAGCCCCTGCTTTAAAAGCTTTCTCACTTTGCCGTGCCTTTTGGTAGGCATTAGTGGTTTACCGTTTTTTGAAATAACATAGACCATACAATTACCTCCAATCGTCTTTTGACGATAAGTCAGGGAAACCCTGTAAGATGCTCATCCCCAATGTTAGACTGGCTTGTTATGCCTGCCACACTGTCCCTACCCCTCAGGACTGTTTAATGACAGACGACAGAGCCTGAAACTTGAGCAGCATTTCAGGGTGTCGTGACCAGTCTAACGTAGCCATTTCAGTGGCTGAGGGTAGTCAACTAGGGCTTTTTCTACAAGCCCCCACCTCTATAGGTGGTGGGTAGTTGACTATCTATATTATCATAAATCACAGAAATGAAAACAGTTTCTTCATTATTAGTTGGAACTTCTGAAAATAACAACATTGCTTTCTTTTGTACAGTAAAATTGAATTCTTTATCAAAAAAGTCTTCAACTACTCTGAAATATATAGCATTCTGATTCTTCTTAAATTTTAATAATGTTATAAGCTTATCAAACAAGCTCTTAACATTTTCTTTTTCCATCGCTGATAACTCCCTTTAATTAATTATTATCTTCGTACATGATATTTAGTACTACACTATAACATATATCTCTATGAATATCGGTACTACCTAGTTTAAACTTGTATAAAACATCGTCATAAGGCAATTTAAGTTCAATAATATCTCCTTCTTTAGGTGCATCTGAAAATTTCATCATACCATTAATAGATGTATTTGTCTCTATACTCTGGCCATAGGACTTAAGCACTTCGTTGAATCTTTGATAGTCAACATATACATAAGTATTACTTACATCATATAAATCTTCACTATCATCTAAGACTATCTGGTCTTGATAAAGAGGATCTAGTACTGCTTGATTGCCTATCCATTTTTTATGCTTACATGGTATACCATACATGTCTATTATTTCATCTACATATTGACGTAAAAGTTCTTTATCAAGAGTTTGGTGGAAAAATTCATTAAAATTTATCTCAGCCATATTATATCACCAAACTTAACCAATTTATTTTTTTATCATTTCTCATAGCTGATAACATGTGTTCTAAACTATTATAATATATATATAACCTTTTTCTTTTAACTGCGTCATAATAAGATAACCAATATAAATGTTTAGGACCTAAATCTGCATGTATATATGCCCTGTTAGGATCATTACTAGATTGATAATAACCAACTCTATTAAATATTTCCGTTGTTTTAAATAATACATCTATACCTTTTAAACTTCTTAAAGTAACAAAATCTGCTGCATCTCCTTTAACATGCAGACTAGTATCTTTCGAACCAACTTGTCTATTATGTTCTAAACATCTGAAACCACTAGTTATCTTAATAGGAGATTTTATAGCTTCACGTAATTGCTCAAATCTACATACCAATTCATCATTAATAATTAACTTGCCACAATGTTTACACGCAAACTCTATTGCACTAAAATGTGGCGATAATCTCCTATGTCTAACTTCCTTTGGATCATATATTCTTATATAAGGCATAAAAATTTTCCTCCTTAACTGAGCTATAGAGCTCAGCGACTTTGAAAAAAATCAACTTCGTCTTTATTCTTCTTGCGTCCTCTCTTCTTTTTAGGAGCTTCTGGATTTTTAACTAATGCTATACTATCTACTAATAGACTAGTCATGTGCTCTTCCAATTCCAATATATAATATGTATATATATTCTCTTCATCATTTATGTGTATATAATCTACGTTTAAATAGCCGTTAGCAGTAAGAAGTTTATCGTTAACCTTTACTTCTTCTAATTTAATAGGATTAAAGCTAGTGTCATAAATAGAATAAAATTGGTTTGGATATACGATAATATCTCTAGGTTTCAAACCTACACCAGAAACTCTTAACGATATTCCTACTGCAGCATCTATCTTTTCGATACTTAATATCTTTGACCTTATTTCACCTTGCCTCTCTAACCCTGCAACTACTATGTTCTTGTCTAACTTATTTGCAATATATATACTATACAGCTCTTTCATTATTATTGGACCATGAGAGGTATACAGCAAGTTGTCTTCATGTACTATAAACTTTTTTGTATTACTCATTATTTTATCTCTCCTTCTTCTAAATTAATTTTAATTTTGACTTCCTGATATTATTTTTCTTGCTATTTCTAGCTAATTTATTAAATACTCCACTATTATTAGATAGCGCTTCAAACGGTAAATTCCAATTTAATGCGTCATAAAAAGCTTTAACTGGTTTAATAATCAATCTTTCTTTCATCTTATCATAATCCACAACAATATTTTTCTTTACTAATTCCCAATAGTTGTTACCATCAGGAACAGATATTACATATTCTTTATTTTTATTCAATTCATTCAAAATCTCTGGATTCCAACTCTTTACATACACATATTTAACTTTACCACTTTGAATTCTATCGCTTTTCTTAACTGCAAAATATTCATTCCATAATCTAGCTCCTCTTATATGTACCGGTAAATTCTTAGTATAACTATCTATATTATTTACAGATATTGGTAATGCTATATCAGATACATCATATTCGTTTTTCAACTTATCACATTCTTCGACTATTAATGTATCAATGTACTCCTTATCTTTTAATTGTAATATACTAGTTAGCACTTTTTCTAAAAATGGTTTAAAAGCTTTAGGAGTACTTGAACGTTTAAGCGATATTCCTACAAATTTAAGTTTATCTATTGGTACGCCTTCATTGAATATAATGTGTATTGCATAAGCTTTCTTAGCAACGAATATTCCAGTATCTGCTAACCATTCATTTTTTATTATTAAATAATTATTATAAGTATTTACATTGGTCTTATAGAAACAATTCTTACATAACCATATCATAGACTTATTTATAAAGTCTTGGCATTCCTTAGATACATTAGATATTTCTTCCAATATCTTCGGATCACGTGTTGAAGGTGGATATTTAACCAAGTCCTGTAGTGTGAATATTATTGAATCAGTATCATTAGTTATAGCAAAATCTTTACCTTCAGTATTACATTTACTGTTAAGAAAATCGTTAAGTATTTTAGTACTACTTCTTATTATAAGCTGTCCACTAGTCGTTATACCTTCTGATATTTTAATGTTGAACATTCTAAATCTTTCACTAGCCGTTGCTCCGTATACTGAGTTGTTGACAATTTTAACAGCTGTTTGATATATATTATATACATTATATAAATCGTGATTACCTTTTTTGAGATTAACAAACATTAGTTTCTTATACTTTTCGCGTGATTCCATGATGTCTGCGATAATCTTAGCTATGATAGCATCATCTTTATTTTGGTCTACTATAAGACCATTAGGTAACATACAAAAATTCTTTTCTTTTAACCATTTCCTGAATTCTTTTAAATTATTGAATGACCTGGGATATTTTTTATTCTTATACAAATCGTAATATTCTACTTCAATATCCAAAGGCTTTTTATCTATCTCATTTAAATCTATCTTACCACCTGTTTGTTCTATATCTTTTAATAGTCTAAAATCATATTGTAGATATTTAGGTAATAAATCTTCTTTTATCTTATTTAAATCATCTATATTAAAATTTTTAGCCAATGTGTAAGCAACTATTTGTTGATAACAATTAACTATACCAACCAGTGTTTCAGTCGAAATCATGAAAGTCTTTACTATAGATGGATATAGTGATTTAAAGTCCAAGTCTGATACCCATTTGAATAAACCTTTTATAGGTGGCTTAACATAAGCTCCAAGATATTTAGCCTTTTCTGAATGCAGAGGCTTTGATGGTAGTGCATACAACCAATTGTCATGTTCTCTTCTCTTCACTGCTTCCATCAATAATATGTTATCTATAATTCTGGTCTCAAAGAAAATATCCTGAAAATCTATTTTAGCAATGTTTCTTATGGTAACAGCTAGATTAAGTATCTTTAATTTATCTTCCAACATTACTAGTAATCGAACGTCTTGTATATTATACTTACAAAACTTAACAAAGTCTTTAATATACAGCTCTGAAGTATCCATGAATTCATCGTCGTCAGCACCATTGACTAACTTTGATTCTCCTAACTCTTCTTCAGCGATGTATTTAAGAGCATACGATGGTTTTTCAGAAGATGAATATTTTTTATATAATGTCAGCATATCTATAATATCGATACCGGGAATGATTGAAGTCAATTCCAAGTTTTCATTATTATCTAAAGCATAAGTAATCTTACTGCTGACATAGTTAAATGGACTTATTTTCTTTAATGTATCCAGTCCTAGATAATCTATTATCTTTCTACAAATATATGGAATGTCAAACTTGATGTTCCAAGCAGTTATAATATCTGGTACATTCTTAATTAAAAAGTTTACAAATGATTCTAATAAACTTTTAGGTGAATCAAAGAAATATAATTCAGCCTCACCATATTCTTTAATCGTCTTTTCTACTTCTTTTCTAGTAGTCTTTGATTTTTTCACAGTATCATCATTAAGTAAAAACCAACAATAAAATTTCTCAGTATAGTTGTCGTAAATAGTAATGGCATTTATATCAGCTATATTATGTTTAAAGCTTGGCAAATTACCGTCCATTACATAAGTTTCTATGTCTAGAAAAAATATTCTAGGTAATATATTACTTGGAAATTCAACGTCATAAAATGAATCACACATAAAACGTTGCTCAGGAGATACATCCGCCTCAGCATGTTCGTATTTATTTTCTTTATATATGTTATAAGCTTCCCTTGGATCTAAATATGCTTTTATTAAAGGCTTACCAGTATATAGGTGTTTATATATAACATCTGTATTTCCATACTTCCTATAAGTATCGGATACAAATATATAGTGGTCAAAGGGAATGGTTGCTTTGAAAAGCTTTTTGGTATTCTTTTTTCTGTAAAACAAACTAATCGTCTTATCCTTAGTATTATATTTTACTTTTGTCGGTAGAAAATTTATCTTT